AACACCAGTGGCACCTACTCCAGTAGCGCCTACTCCAGTGGCACCAACACCTGTAGCGCCTACACCTACTGCAAGTTGTCAGGGTCAGTCTTGCGAAGTTTATGCTTCCTGTAATCTCTGTGGTTGCTGCCCTGATCCATGTATTAGAATTGGAACCTACAACGCATCATGTCAGTGTACTAACCTAGGAGGCTACCTATGCTAAAGCATTTTGCCTTTATATCTGACGGTGATGTCTTTTATGTCACCCGCTTTGATGACTCAGTTTCATCTTTGGAAAAATGGATAGCTGTTTTCAGTTCCGATCCTACAATTGTAAATGTTAATAGCTATCCAGATGTAAACAAAACCTACTTTTATAAAGAAGGTAACTTTTACGCACCAGAAGATGTTGGTATGGAAAACCCATTATCTACTGGAGAGAGCGTACCTGAGGGGGTTGCTAGATATGCCGTCGTTGCAGATAACGATGTGGTTGGTATCCTCACCTATGTAAAAGAGGATATGGATCCAGAGGAATTTGATCGATCAGTGGCAGGTCTTGACTCAAACCCAAAAATTGTCCCAACTGACGGCAATATTACAGTTGGCTACACATGGGATGGGGTATTTTTTAATTCTCCTGTAGGATAGCCTCATGAGTGAAAATGAATTAACCCCCTGGCAGAGGTATAAAAAGAACTTAGGCGAAACTCGTCCTTGGGACATGTTGGATCGTAATGCCTATACAACAGAGGAAAAAGCTACTGAACGGTATGAGATGTGCTTAGCTTGCCCAGAACTCATTAAAGTAACTAAGCAGTGCAAAAAGTGCGGGTGCTTTATGGTTGCAAAGACCAAACTTGAGCATGCAACCTGTCCTCTAGGAAAGTGGTAATTATGTCAACAGAGTACCCCGTAATTATAAAAGAGCCGTTTATAGTAAATAACCTGCTTCCACCAGAAGAACTTAAAAACCTTCAAAGACACGCTATGGATCTTTGGGCTAATAGACCGGCGTACGAACCTGGTTTTGGCAGACATCAATGGCATGGTGAGCCTGAACTCTCTAGAATTCATGAGTTACTAACTGAGATAGCGCGAGAGTACTTTGGTAGTCCTACTTTAAAACCATCTTGGTGTTTAATGAGCACTTACGAAGGAGAAGCAGCGCGTCTTTGGAAACATAAAGATGATAACGCATGCACATATCACATTGACCTTTGCGTTTTTCAAAAAGAACCTTGGGATATTTGGGCAGAGGGTAAGCCCTATACCTTGTTAGAAAACGACGCTTTATTTATGTATGGTAATGATCAAGAACATTGGAGAGAGGCGTTTCCTAACCCAGAAACAAATTTGGTGTGCAATGCCTTTTTCTTCTTTTGCGAGCCAGATCATTGGTACTTTACAGAAGGACCTAACTACTTGTTTACGCATATTAGAGCTAACAAAGAAAAAGAACCTCAACAGATGATGTAAGGAGCACCATGAGTAAGACGGCTTTAGTTTTTGGTGCTGGCGGTTTTATTGGCAATCACCTTGTTACCTCGTTAAAAGAAGAAGGGTATTGGGTTGTTGGGTCGGATATAAAACATCCAGAATTTGGTAAATCACAAGCTGATGTGTTTGTAGTTGCTGATTTACGAGATAGATACACAGTAAATAGGGTCATGTCTCAAAAATACGATGAGGTATACCAATTAGCGGCTGACATGGGCGGTATTGGGTACATAAGTTCTAGCCATGATGCTTCTATATTAACTAATTCGGCGTTAATAAACTTAAATATAGTTAGACGAGCAGAAGAAGTAGGCATTCACGGAGTTTTTTTCTCTTCTTCGGCTTGCGTATACCCAGAACATAATCAAATAAATCCTAATAACTTTACATGTGAGGAAAGTACCGCTTATCCAGCGCATCCAGATACCGAATATGGATGGGAAAAACTTTTTAGCGAGCGCATTTATTTAGCATACAACCGAGATTACGGTATGAAAAATAAAATTGGAAGATACCACAATGTTTTTGGTCCTCAAGGTACCTGGAAAGGTGGGAAAGAAAAAGCCCCTGCTGCTATTTGTCGAAAAGTAGCTCAAGCAACTGACAATATAGAAATTTGGGGAGATGGGTCGCAGCTTAGATCTTTTTTGTATGTTGACGAGTGCGTAGAGTTTACTAAAGCTTTTTATAGAGAAAGAACTTTTTTTGATCCTATTAATATTGGTTCTACAGCCACGGTGTCTATAAATCAATTAGTTGATATGGTCTGTGCTATTGCAAACAAAGATCTTAAAAAGATACATATTGAAGGCCCAACTGGGGTAAAGGCAAGAACATCTGATAATAATTTAATACACAAGGTTCTAGGCAGGTCTCCAAAAGAAAACTTAGAAGAAGGGTTAAAACATACCTACGACTGGATCGTAAAACAGATTGAAAATGAAAAATAATTTAATATTTTTTCAACTTTACAACCCTTGTGGATTATTTAATCAGACTATAAGTATGGAGTTAGCCGTAGGTCTTTCTTATGTATATAAGAGAGATTTAGTAGTGCACAACCTAAGGGATCGTCCTAATTCGGTTTATGACAACAATCGTGTCGGTATATACAGTGCAAACTGGCAATGGAATAAACGAGACAATTTTTTAAGATATGACCAGTACCCAAGAATTGACGACTTGTTAGACTTTGAGCCGTACAACAGTATTATATTAATAGAAGACAAAATACCTTATTTTCCTCAAGAAGACATCCTTATAGAGGACATGATGGACTATTACAGTTCTATTAGGGAGACCTCTAAGAGAGAACTTGCTTTTGCCTTTAAACGGAAAAACCTTATTATTCCCCCTAATAAAAATATTCACTTGAAACGTACACTAGGGCAATATTCAACCTTTTTTTATGATCGATCAAAGGAGTTAGATCAAGCCTTGTCTAAGGTTAGATTTAAAGCGGAATACATTCAACTATCTGAGGTTATAGCAAACTCTATTGGCAGGTTCAAGGGAGCCCATTTACGGCTGACTGACAATCAATACGATAAACCTACATTTGAGCAGTTTACTGCTGGCTTAGACGAACTAGTGGGAGATCTTCCCGTGATCCTTTCCACAGACGAACCCACTAACACTATGGTCTTACGCAATAAAGACAAATTTATTCTTTTAGACGAGTACATAATCAATAACTTTGAGAAAGAATTTAAGGAGTTTAAGTTTCAAGATGAGGTGTCCTTTGGGCTACTCTGTAATCTTGTTATGCACTACTCGCAAGACTTTATCGGCAGTTCTGGAAGCACCTTCACTAGTTATATACAAAGAAACATGAATCAGGCTGGAAGGCTTCAAGGATGGAAATACTGGAACAAACCCCCATCGGCAACAACAGGGGACTTTTCTTGGAACGGTCACCCAACGGAAGGGAACAAAGCCTGTTGGTATCGAGACTGGGACGAGTCCCTGCTTAATCTCCGTTAGGTAGCCATGACAAAGCCTAAAAGCTCTTAGACAATAGTAGGGCGCCCCGATCAGGCGCTATACCACTCTAGAGAAAAGGTAATTTAATGGCAACAGATACATCGGGTCAACAAGCAGTTGACTTTGTATGGGGTAACTTCCCTATGCAGCCAAATGATGATCGTACAGATGGCGGTGCTACCGTAGTCGTGGCTGCTGATGCAGCTCAAAACTACGATTGGAGCGGATATTCCGTCTATCCAAGCGCTCGCCTTAACGCAGCCCTTGACAACCACGCAAACGCAGAAGCAGGTTGGTCAGGATATCCAGCATTCACCGCTGGAGCTGGCAACTACATCATTACAGCAGTTTCAGGTAACGGAACAACCGTTACATACACCGCACAGAACAAGCTTGCAGCAGGAGATGTCGTAAACATCACCGGCCTTACAGCTAGTGCTTACAACCTATCCTCAGCCACCGTGGCTACAGCAAACGCTCTTTCATTTACTGTAACTAACGCGGCAAACGCCGGATCTATTACAGGTCAGTATGGAAAGGTTCAATCAACAACCGCTCTTACAGCAGCAGATGGCGCTGGAATTGGTTACATCATCGTTCCAGATGTTCGTGGTCTCACCACAGCTTTGGCTCTTGATGCTCTTAAGGACGCTGGTTATGAAGCAGCAAATATCACTACCGCTACTGCGGCAACAAATACACGTACAGATGTAACTCGCTTTAACGCTACAAGCGCTACAGCAGCAGTTATCTACGCTACAAATGCTCACACCAATTACCCAACAGGCACCAAGGTCACACTTGTTGCTGGAACTCCAGCTGGCGAAGCTCCAGTCAATCTTCCAGCATACGCACTTGGTACTTGGACAGTTACAGGTTCTGCTGGTGCAGGTCAGATCACCGTTTCAGGTTCTGGCTTCACAGTTGCAGATACAACTGGTGTCAACGCAACTGGAACACTTGGCGGAGCCAATGGCACCATCAAGACCCAGAGCACTGCAGCAAACGCAGCAAGCGTTGCGACAACTGCAACAATCACAATCACTCCTTGGGCAACAGCTTCTTAATAGCCCTAACAAAAAACCCCCCGCCGTTTGGCAGGGGGTTTTTTGCTATTTACGCCTTAATCGTCGAATAATGAGCCGTCGCTCATCTGTAGTTGTTCCAGCCCAGATCCCAATCTCTCTATTGTCAAGCGCCCACTGAAGGCACTCAGATCTGAACTTGCAAGAATCGCACACAGGCTTGATAGCCCTTTTAAATCTCTCTTCTTCTATGCGATCCACTGGGAAGAATTCTTCCGTGTTCATTCCTTTACATGGCTGGGTGCCATCAAAGGTTGGTGCGGCTATTTTTGCGTACATTATTTTCCTTTTGGAAACTCCTCATAAAAGGAGTCGTATCGTTGTCCGTTACTTGCTTCGGGATTGATTTTCCAAGACGACCAGTCTTTTCCACCAGCGGTCATATGGTAAGCAATCTGCGCGTTTGTTACTGGATCGTAGAGATCCTTATTAGCTTTTAGGTCAAACTTCTCTAGTCGATCTATTCCAAGTTGACCAAGCATGTTGATCTGGAATATCCCGTAAGAGTTGTCCCCCGTACTTAGATCGTCATTATGAGCTAATGGGCGACCGTTTGACTCTTTCATGGCAACTGCCCAGGCAACCCTGAGGGATTTTCCCTCAAAACCGACTGCCTTAAGCAGAGACTTTAGTTCCGCGCCGTCTAGTGACTTAGCGTTCCTAAACTCGTCCAGCGGATCAACTACGACTACCTCAGCTACTTTGGGCTCAGGTATTACATTAGCCGCGAGCGCGTGTGGAAGAGCTCCTAGAACTAATCCATACACCGCTAGCACCGCCATTCCTGCCATATCTTCTTTTCTGATATTAAGCATTTCTGCTCCTCTCAGTGCCGAAAAGCCACCATCACTGGTGGCTTATCAGGTTCAACCTTAGCACAGGCTTTACAAACGGTGTCAAGCGTAAAAAATATATATTTTTTATTATGACACGCGTGTATTCTAATGCTGTAATTTATGCGTAGATCTTATGTGATTTCATTCGGACAACCATTCTGCTAAGGTAAAACTATTGACTTTTTGACAGAATGGGTGTATAGAGTGTCCCCAATAGATTGGCTTGGCTTCGTAGCCACATTAATCAGCGTATTAGGATCAGCGGCTCTTGGAGTCAAATGGCTGGTCAAACATTATCTAGCAGAACTTAAGCCGAATGGCGGAAGCTCGATTAAAGACAAAGTTAATGAACTAGACGAAAAAGCTGCAAGACTTGAGTTAAGAGTAGATGAGATTTATGCACTACTCGTTAAAAAAAGAGGTAGCAAATAATGGCAG